CCTTTCGGGGTCCCCTTTGTGCGAAAGCACGGGGTCCTTAGGCTGTTCAGCCCTTAGGAACTTCGTTGAGACATCAACTTTGCAGGTGGTTATAATGGAGGCATATACTCGTTCTGAGTCTCACGGCATTCATGCTGTGAAGACGACTAGGTCGGCAAATTTCACATCCTCCTATGAGGAGGTTTGGAGTGAGACGACCTACCGGAGTGTCATACCTTGGACTAACTCTTTAACTGGGTGGAAAAATCCCAATTGGAAGAGCCAAGTTAAGGCTGTCGTTTCGGCTACAACTCCCGCCGATGGGCGGAGAGTTGAGGTAGAGTATAGTCCTTGTCACGCGGAGGTTAAAGGGACCACTACGGCAATTGTGCCGGGTCTCTTTCAGCCTTGGACGTATTTTCGACACATGATTGAGTCGCAAAATATCGCCTACGGTGACAGTGCTGTTGAGATCAACAACGGTACCATTAGTACAACTGCTGCAAACAACCAGGCAATCGCCCGACTGTATGACGCTCTCAATTCGATACCCTCTCCGGCGCGAGCTGGGGAGGATTTCGGGGAGTGGAAGCAGACGGTTGATTTATTCAGGCATCCTTTAGCCCCTGTCCGAAAACTTCTGACTAGTGTCCTAAAGAACCATTCTTTGGCTCTGAAAGCACGAAATCTGAAGTCGTTAGGGAAGGGCTTGTCGGATGTATACCTTGAGTACCAATACGGATGGAAGCCGTTAGCGAGTTCTCTCGCTAGTGGACTCGTTGCGTTACAGAACCGCGAGAAATTCGCGGTTTATGTACCGTTTCGAGTTACTGGCAAGAGCTCTGCGAATCCAACGACTCGTAGGGGGGGGTCAACTATGATCCCTACTCAAACTCGTATCACGGACGAAGTCCATGTTAAGTATCAAGGTGTATGGGGCGCTGAATCGGACACTATCCCAACCAGGACAGTATCTGAGTCTCTCGGTTTAACCTTCCGAGAGATCGTCCCAACGATATGGAATCTGATTCCATATTCATTCCTGATAGATTACTTCACCAATATTGGTGATATAATCTCGAGCATCACTGTACCCTACTCCAACGTTAGGTGGTGTAACCGTACGATAGTGACTGAACGTAAGAAGTACGTCAGTATGTCGGCGGTTCCCGATCCTGCGGTAAAGTTTATAGAGTACACGGTGCTCAAGCCTGGCTACTACTCCATTTCGGATAAACGGTTCTCGCGACGTGCTCAAACTGGCTTGCCAGTGCCGGAGTTCAATGTGGACTTCGGTTTGTCTGGTACCCATTGGGCCAATGTCGCCGCGCTGGTGTCGAGTAAGCTACTCGGCATCGGGAGAGCTCAGTCATCTGCCATGCAACGGTTTCCAACCGCATTCATGGATTTTAGTGGAGTCCCATCAATTCACCTTCGTAGGTAAATCAATATGGCTATTAGCCTGACCTCGCCCATTACGGGTGGTGCTATCACGGGTTTCACCTCTCCGACCTACACGGTCGCGGTGGACACGCCGCCTAACGCCTGGTCTCGCCAACATGCTGTCACCGGAATCGGTGGCACGCAGGCTGGTGTCGACACGGCATCGACGGCTTCCCGCCCCTGGACGTTGACTGCGTACCGGCCTCAGAACATTCGTGTTCTGAACGCGGTGGACGCCAACAACCAGTTGAGGCAGGTTCCTCTCAATGAGTACGGTCTGCTTGAACGCAAGGGGATGACTCCTCTTGCGGGACAGGCATCAAAGACGGCGCTATTTCGCGCGTCGTTCGCGGTGCCTGCTGGAGCAGATACGGCTGACCAGGCCAACATCAAAGGGGCAGTTTCCTGCTTCGTTGGTGCGCTTAGCCAGCAGTGTTCCGGCATCGCCGATACACTGATCACTGGTGTGCTCTAATGAACGTGTCGAAAGACGCGCTCAAAAGGGCTGGTCTGCTACTTATAGCTTACTTCTTTGGGACCGTTATCGGCCGCGACACTATGTCTAAGCTGATGGACGTTCTTACGGTAGTTGGGTCTTAATTGACCCTGGGGCCTTAAATCAGCCCTTAAGCTACGAAGAAACTCATTGAGATACTTGTTTGGGAGGTACCGTGATCAAGCGATCCGTTGCTCTTTACCAAGCCATCTGTTCTGATCTTGAACCGTTGGTTCAGAACCCTCCAGTTGAGGCTTCTGGCTACGGCCCACCTTCTATTGTGAAGGTCTTCGCTGCCTCTCATATGATCGACAACTTCATCAAGAAGTTTGTTGAACACAGTGACGAAGCAGATAAGAAGGCCATTGAACAATTCCATGCATCAAATAAAAAGTGCATGGGGTGGCAGTCACCGGATGTGCGAAAGGACCTGTCAGATGCAGACTTGCAGCTGATTGGAAATTTCGTACAGGCAGTTGACAATTTCTTCAACTGTTATTACGGCGATGATACCGAGCTTACCTGGGCGAACGTTTTTGAAAACGGTCGTTCAGGGCCTGGGTCGTCGATAGGAGGTCAAGGTGCTTCGTTTTACGCGAAGCACTTTTCATCTCCTCTGACTTCAACGTCAGACTCCCTGGTACGCGTGTACCAGGCCGGTTGTAGGATGTATCCCGAATTCTGCGGTGCGGAGCTTGTCCGACAGCAGGAGTACGGAGCACCCTCGATCGTACGATGTTCTCGTTCTAGTCTCGTACCTAAAAACCGGGACATCTCGCGCATGATCTGCACTGAACCAACTGTTAATATGTTTCTACAGTTGGCTCTCGGTGAGATCATCTCAAAGCGCCTCCATAGGCATTTTGGGATTGACCTAGAGACTCAGCCGGAAGCTAACCGCTTCATGGCTAAGCTAGGTAGCGAGCAGGGCGCTCTTATGGACCATGGCTTCGCAACCATTGATCTAAAGAGTGCATCCGATTCTATCAG